GTGCACACCGTTCTTACGGAAGTACGCTATAACCATACCGGGCCGCTGCGGTAAACCCTTCTGCATGGCTAGTGTATACGGCATGTTCGACGTAGTCGTTGCTTCATCCGCCAATGCCGCCGGGTTCACATTCATCATCAAGGCCCCGGAGTCCTGAAGGGCACGCGCGCCACCGCCTCTCTTTCTGCGCGCCGCCAGCGTAACCGGCGAGAGAGGGGCCCACTTTCCTGAAGGTAACCTCGCGCCTTGGGTACGGAAGTTGAGCATTACACCTCGATACATAACCATACTTATCAGCTTCATAGGCGTGCGCCAGTTGTTCATAGCAGCAAAGCGCTCCTGTATCATAGCCTGTGACGCTGACAGTGATTTAACATTATCGAAGTTAATCTTCAGCTTTAAGCTCATCAGCCCGCCTCTCGCGCATCTTCTATGGACTCAAGTGTGCTGGTAGGTATCTTCCAACACTCCGCGTCATCCACGTCGAACACCGGCTGTACATCTTTGGAACTCGAACGCAGCATGTTGCTTCTGCTAGCTACATCGTTGCCGGAGGAGTCAACCAACCGAATTTTATAATTGGCTATATCCTCGAGCATCTTGAGGGTTTCGTCACAATTTTGTTGCCACATGGCCGCATTCTGTCCGAGGCTTTTATTGTTCGCTTGTATCATACGGAACACAAGGAATGCGGCAAGCTCAGCAGCAAGGTCAGCGACTAAGGGCGGAGCAGTTGTAAACGGCACAGCAAAGCGCACACCAAGGATAGAGTCTATCTTGTTTTGCGCCCGGGCTATGACCGTAGCGAAATCAACAGAACCGTATGACGTTGCAGGCTGTAACGCCACAAGCTGCTTCTTGACAATCGCATCGGTCGTATAAGCTGCCACGGTTATTTACCTCCGCCGAATATCTTACCCAGAATTCCGCCGCCTGTTTTGGCCTCGTTTTCTGGAGCTGAATCCTTCTTGGCCTCTTCATGCGCCGGGGCCTGCGGAGCGCTAGAAGCGTGCGAACCCTCGTTTTTCTTGGGGCCTTTGGCCTTGGGTTCAACTTTAACGGCCTGTATGACGCCTGCACGAAGCCGGATTCTCATAGGTTCGTCCAGTACGGCGATATCTATGGGTTTTCCGCTTGCTTCGAACAGCTTACCATTGTGTCGAAAGTTACGGCGAACTAGGTATTGCATAACTACTCCTTTTTACGGTAGATGAATGCTACGCCGTTAGTGTTGCCGGACGTAGTATATGTGATACCTTCAGGCACATACAAATCGACCTCGTAAGTGCCGACCGTGCCTAGGTCTATGGCCGGGAGCAACTGATTAACAGCCGTCCATGTGGAACCATAAACTATGGCAAATCCCCCGGCGCTAGCCGAGCTTACTATTACACTTTTCAGGTACATCGAATCAGGGATATACTGCGCTGTGTCATTCGTCTTGGTAAACGAAGAATGGAATATGCACTGATTCGTGGCCGGGATGTTTCGGTCTCCCGCGTGCGCTAGCGCGGCGCATGCTACGATTGCCATTAACGCCAGCATTATTCTTTTCATTTGTCACCGCCTTTAGAATACTTGAGGACGCGATTGTACTTAAGTTATTTGGGTACAACCGCGCCCATAAGTTTTATTATTTTTCTCCCACGGCCATCCAAACCGTGTAGTCTTTTGTTCCGTCCGGCGCGTTGACAAACGTAATTGTGTTGTACGTAGCATCAAGCACGTACGTAGTCGTCAGCGCGGCAGCCTCGATAACCTTCCATATGGCGCTCGAGCTTTTAATAACGTTACCTAACCCTATCTTGTTACCAGAGCCTACCTGTATACTCAAAGCGGCGGCACTGGTTTCTGTAGTAGTCAAGGCGATTGACGTTATCGAACTCCACGCCACACTGCCTGTGCCCATTGATGTTCCTGTCCACGTGGACACATTAACAGATTCTGTAGCAGCGTTACCTCGATGGTCGGTACCTGAGATAACAGCGATACCTGTATAAGTTGCAGGTACTTGTACAGAACTGATTATAACAATGTTGCGCGGCACTATAATGTCAGTGTACCCGGCGTTAGCCAGAGTAAACGTAGTGGCGGCAGCGACAAGTGTAGCTGTTGATATGGCCGTGTTCTTAAACGCTGTGTTGCTAGCGGCGGCAACATCTAAGAACACCAGCGGCACATTTGTCATTACGCCGTCAATAGGCAGGCCATAGTTCCACTGCGCGCGTGACTTACTGCCAGCGAACGATAGCGATATCATCATCAGCATTATAAGTACTAATGAGGTAAGTATTCCATATATCTTTTTCACGAGTAATCCTCCTTGTGGAATTTCGGTTCTTCCTGCGATACCGAAAAACGCCACTTATGTTTTGATGCTTAGTCGATTATCGTTGACCACAGATAGCCGAAGTCAGTGCTGTGAACGATGTCGTCGAAGTACTTCATAACCTCGATGAACGTTCCGTGACCCTGCGAGGGGCCCAGCTCTTCACGGTTAACCTGATAGCCGCCGACGCCGGTCTGCCACGTATATCCGTAGCCCAGTGACGGCCTGCGAATTTCGGGCACCTTGGCGATGTAGGCGAACAGGCAATACTTGCCCCATACATCCGCCGTGGTTTCGGTCGCTGCGCCCTCAGCCGAGGACACATATATGGCGTTACCGACAAGCAGTCTGTCGATGCCCAGAGCTTCGGCTACCTGCTGCTGGGTAAGAACTCCGCCAGCAGTGTACTTGAACATATCAAGTAACTGGGGGTGGCGTTTCAGCTTGTTGTAAACAGCCGCGCCCATGATGGCAGCGTTGGCTTTCGCGCCGGAGGCCTTGCGAACGTTTTCCTTCGCGGTATCAGCATCAGCGATGGGGTCGGAATTGGTGTAGTCGTTCCACCGCGCCGTTCCGGTTCTGGCAGTGTAACGCCCGGCGAACGTGGTCGTGTTGAAAAGATACGCGGCCAGTTTGTATTCTCTGCGAAGCATCATCAGGTCGGTTAAGCCTTCCGTCATGGAAACTTCAGGCTGAATGACCGCGTCCGCATTGACTTTGTCTTCGTTCGGCACCACGTCGTGCATAGCGTGGTTGTCGCAGAAGTACGTATCCGAAGAAACGGAGTACGACTTCACCCGGTTGCTGACTGTGCCCGGGGCGCGCACGTCATCCAGCAAGCGGAACGCCTCTTTGCTGAACTTGTATATCTTGCCCGACTGTTTCGGAACAGATATGGTCGGAAATATCTGGTCTGCGATAAGGTCGGTGTTCTTGTAGCCTACGGCAACGTTCGTAAGCGCTACATCTTGGTACTGTGTTCCTTTAGGCATTTTATTTGCTCCTTTTATTTAGATTGAGCTGGCCGCTTTAGGCGTGCGAGCTTTGAAACCGGGTTACAAGCACAGATACAACTTCACCTTCGGCCCCTGCTTCAAGAGCTATAGCGCCGATGTTCTCACGGTCAGCGGTCGAGATTATAGCCTCGCCTGCCGCGCCGGACTTTATCAAGCAGTCCTTTGTTACGCCGCCGGAACCCACGGTCAGCTTGGTTATCTGTCCGGGAAGTACGACTTCAACAGCTCCGCCAACAGCCGGAGAGTTGCGCCTTATACCAAGGATAGCTTCGCCAGCCCCAGCCATATTGCATTGCTGCGCGCTTGTGCCAAGTTTGACAAAGCGGTAATCCGTGGCAGTCATCGCAGCTTCAGCGATGAACGTTACGGTTTTAATTATCATTTCGAATGCCATTTGATTGCTCCTTTTCTTTAGAATTCCTAGGCGTTAGGCCTTAGGTTCGGGCTTGCTTATTGCAACGAGCGCATCACGGTACAGTGTACCGGGGTGAGCTTTTATGTACTCAGTTGCCTTGAAGTGCAGTTCCTGTCTTTCGACCGGCCCGGCTTCTTCTTCGGACTGGGCAGTGAAGGCTGACGTCTCTTCGCCTTTCTCTGACTTCTCTTTGAAGTCGATGAGTTTCGGCATCGAGGCTATCATCTCTTCGAATACCTTACGTACGGATTTGTTCTCTTTCTTGCCATCGGCAAGCGCGAACTCTACCGTCACGCTGTCGTCCAACGAATTGAAAACAGCGAGTATGGCCTGCTCGTGCTTCGGCAGTATGCGTCCTTCCTTTTTCTGCACATCCATGAAATGCTGGATGTCGGCTTTCCTCTGGCCATCGGCCAATTCGGTCGCCTTCTGTGTGGCAGCAGCTGCGGTCGTTTTGACCGTGCTCAATTCGGACGTAAGGCTTTCGTTAGCAGCCTTAAAGTCCTTCGCGTCTTTCTCAGCTTTCGCCAAGTCGTCGCGCAACTTCTGTTCTTCTTGCGGTGTCATTGTACCCTCCTCTTTAAAATTGTCCTCGACAACGAAGACATGTAACACTTCATCGGCTATCGGCTCTTGGCCGTAAAACCTCCATACCTCATCAAGGTTTTTACACCCGGGGTTATCAACCCCAAGCAGTGCCACTCCCTTGAGAACGTTACCGAGGCGTTCGGCTCCACTTGAAAAATTCTGCACCATCTCGATACTGACCTGTCTGTATCCCTTTGCATCGATTATGTCTTTAAGTTTGCGCGGCACATTCACAATATGCGCCACTAACTTCTCCCCGACTTTCTGGAGAGAATCCACAAAGCCGAACGCAGGAACTCCGCCCGGCGCGCCTGCGTGCAAGCGCTTATCAGCCTTGGCCTCTTCGATTGCGCCCTGAAATATGTCGAGCTTCAAAGGTACTTTGAAGGAAGGGTCTTTCTCTTTCAACGTCGAGAAATTTTTAATCATGTCGTCTATCACTTCCGGCCCGAAGTACTTACCGTTGTGTGTGCCTACTGAAAACACATCTTTGTCCACGGAGAACAGTTCCTTTGTCATTGCAGTGTACCTCCAAACCCTTTATCGGGCATAATTAATGGAGGGTCGCTTTCAACGAAGTCCTCCCCTACGAATATCGGTATTAACAGGCTGCGGCAGTTATAATGATTCGGCGGAGTTATCTGTGCCCATATTGGGTTGTCCGCTTTGTAGATTTTACCGTCTAGGTCTCTGCATATGCCGGTCGTTCTATCATCAACAATGGCCGAGTACTGGTACGCGGCAATGAATGGCGCAACATCCGGGGCTTGGAACATTGTCAAGCGGCCCTGATTGTAGGCGTCATTAAAGTTCGTGCGAACGATTGTCTCGATGCGCCCGGGTATGTTTTGTATTGCTGTCGAAACACCCTGCCCGGTAAGTTGCCTCACTGTGTATTTGTCAAAGTAACTTTCTAAGTTTTTAATGACATCCGCATTGGATAAACCCGAACGAATACCATCAAGCAACTGGGCTTTTACATTCTTAAGTATGTCATCTTTCATTGCGCCGGTAAAGAAGAACGCACGCTGTGTGAAGTACTCCATAATTTGAGCCGGGGGTATGTTGCCTACGACTTCCGCCGAGCCCAGCGCGAACGCCGCCTTAGCCCCTACAACTGCTGTTATTTCGCCTCTAGCATGCGTTAAGCCGAGGTCGAACCCCTTTCGAAGGGCATCGGCCCATTCGAGCTTCAGGTCTTTGAGAAAATCTAAACCAATACGGTTAGCGGCGGCTGAGTCTTTGTTCGCCACTATTCCTTTTTCGGTTATAGTTGAGTACAAACTATTTTTCATTTTGCTAATGACATCTGTGATACCCAGCGCGGCATCTAGCTCTATTTTATCGAGGTCATCCGTAAGGGTCTTAAAGTCAACGCGCTGTTCATAAGGTGACGGCTGCCGATTCATGCGCAGGGCGAACTCTTGTATCTGTTCCGGGTTCATCCCTTTCTTAGCAGACACAGGAGGCTTCGCGCCCGGGGCCGGAGCTGGCTTGTTCGGGTCAACAGGGGGCTGGCTACCGAAAGGCTGAGCGACAGGCTTCTGTGGAAGCAGCACGGCATCATCTTTCCGTTTAGGGAAATTGATGCTTTCGCGCAAGTAGTCTTCATCATCTTCGGTAGCCAGAACCACACCTTTTTCTACTGCGTTAATGAATATGTTGGCAAGCGCTTCTTTATCGTCCTCAGTCAGCGGCTTGAATTTAAACACCGGGTACTCTTCCACAACGAAGTTGTAGTCAACCAGTTCTTTTACGAGCTGCTCGTTGATAAGTTCTTCTATCTCCGTGCGGATATTATTAAGAATCATCATGAACAGGTCAAAGTGTTTTTCACCAAGGTTGTATGTGCCCGAGCTTATATCAGTAAAGCCGAGCATGTTGGGTACGAGCACAGAGCGCGCAATGGCTGCATCATAAATCTTAATTGTGTCGATAAAGGGCGACTGGCCGCGCGACTTAGATTCCAAGATTTCAAACGCCACACTCTCAGGCGTAACAAATCCAGTGCGCGTCGATATATTATTTACCATATCTTCGAGCGCATCTATCTCCGGCTGGCCCATACCCCGGGGGTACTTGCCGTGAACTATGCCCATACCAAAGCGCTCAAGGAATATGTTAAGGAACTTAATAATCATGTCCTTACCGAACCACGGACGATACGCAGCACGCAGGTCGCTCACGCCATACCAGTTTGAGAAGTCAGAATTGTCAGCGTGATATGAGTACACCATAAAGTAGTCAAGGTCTTGGTCTTTGAAATCACGAACCCCGGTTATGGAATTCTGTCTTAACATTATAAGGTTGTTATATTCATCCGTGTGTAACTCAAAGGAGTGGGCCGGGCGCGTCTTCAAGCAACGCAGTCCTATCTTGCCAGCGTACTCGCCGTCCTCGAATGTTTTGTATACCTTTTCAGTAACAGAAAACCCATAGATTAAAGCAGATAAGATACTCATAAGGGCTTGCTTGAAGTTACTGACCATCGTTTTGCCGCCGGACTTCTGTTCCACGCCTAGCCCATCACCAAAGCAGTGCTCAATGAAATCACAAACTTCTGTGTCGCCCGGCTCTTCTGAGGCAGGCTCAAACTTATAGCCCGACGCGAAGATAGCATTCATCTTCATCGCCACTACCGCTTTGACTTGGTCGTCAACCATCATTTTGCGGTAAACATCGAGGCCGCCTTTCTGTCTAACCAAGCTGTCCGGATTATAAGGCCGAACCATCGAGGGAAGGTAGTAAGGTGACGCATATGCGGACATCTCTTGTCCGTCCGTCTTCGGCGGAGGGGGTTGGTCTACAAAGTAGTTAATAACAGCCTTGGGAATGTTTGTGATACGCTCGAGTAGTTTCATAATCACCAGTCCTGTTGCGACGCCACAGACCGAGGCGCACGCTTAAAGTTATTGACAGCTGCTTGTATGTCACTTGCTGATATGCTATGTGATGCTGAGATGACAGCGTAGTTCATTGCATGACGATAATGGTCTGGGCCCAGCTTCACCCATATATATCTTTTACTACCAGTTTCTATATCCTCGTCGAGCTTCTTGGCCGTATTACAGCAGTGCTGTGCGAACACTTCCGCTTCTTCATCTTGAGGCGGCAGTACTATGTCGGTTGAGCTAAGCACAGCGTGAGACGTATCAAGTGATTCGGTTCTGTTTTCTTCAACGCGCCAGTCATCCTTTGTTCTATCCTCAAGCCACTTCGCTCCGCCTTTCTGATTCTCATTGTAGTAGTTCAAATATACCTGACCGCCGTGTCGCCCGGCGAACTCACGCGCTTTTCTTGTTTCGGGCAGTGCATCAATAACGCACCGCGATACCTTATCCATGTACTGGTCAAGCTCTTCGAACTCCTTATGCTCGCGGAACCATATAAGCAGCTTGCTTTTGCACATGCGTGCGAACACGACGTGAATACCGTTGCCTTGGTCAACGCCCATGAACACCGGGCCTCCATCCACTACCCACGGATTCGCAGGGAACATCGTGCTGCACTGACCTAGTAATTTCTCTTTAGTAAGTCTCTCGCGCGCGGTCACATATGCCTGCCCGAG